AACGGTTATGCTGTTATTCGATTTCTACCTGCACCAAATGGAGAAGATCTTCCATTTATAAAACTCTACAGTCATGCCTTTCAAGGTCCTGGCGGTTGGTACATTGAAAACTCTTTGACCACACTAGGTCAGAAAGACCCTGTTTCTGAGTACAATACTCAGTTATGGAACAATGGAACAGATGCAGGTAAAGACGCTGCAAGAAAGCAGAAACGTAAGTTAACTTACATCAGTAATATTTACGTTGTAAAAGATCCAGCAAATCCTGAGAATGAGGGTAAAGTATTCTTATTCAAGTATGGTAAAAAAATATTTGATAAACTCACTGCAGCAATGCAACCTGAGTTTGAAGATGAGGAAGCAATCGATCCATTCGATTTCTGGCAAGGTGCTAACTTCAAATTGAAGGCAAAGAATGTAGCAGGATACAGAAACTATGATAGTTCTGAATTCACTCCAGTTACTCCTTTGCTTGATGATGATGACGCACTTGAAGGAATCTGGAAGAAAGAATCATCATTATCTGAGTTTGTTGCACCAGAACAATTCAAAACTTATGATGAATTGAAAAAACGTCTTGGTTATGTTCTTGGCAATAGTGCTACTATTCGTCGAGATGCAGAGAGTTTTGAAGAGGATGATGATCGTGGTGAAGCAGAAGAATTAGTCAATGCTGCCGTTTCTACAACACCATCAAGTGTTAATGAAGACGAAGATGACGCACTATCTTATTTTGCTAAACTAGCAGAGTAATTATTTAACTCTGGTATTTTCAGTTCGAATTAAATTATCGTTCACATATTGAGATGATCTCTTATAGGTCATCTCATTTCTTATGTCTGTTAAAAATTGTTGTAAGAAAGATCTTTTTAAAATGTATATTGATGACTTCTCATCATTTATTCTAGTTTCGTATTCATAATTAGAAATCCCAGTTATTATGTCTGATGAACTAGGTATTATTGGATTGGTGGATATGTCAGTGACATTATTTACACTATCATAACCAACAACTTCCCTATATGAGATAGAAAAATCAGCATCTACCACTAATCCAGAAGGAAGAATTAACTTACCTTCTCTATCTTTTATCTCTTTTGTTTCATAGTGATGAATTTCGTTTATTTCTTTCAAACCATACTTATTTTCAACAAATTTATATAAATCCCTACTGGATAGTGGCCATTGATCTCGAATATTTGTAATACCAGATGATAAAATGACAACCCAATCTAAATTAGATTTTCCATAAACTTCCTCTGCAACATTATCTGGTCTAAGTCCATCTTCAATTTGATACTTATTAAAAATTGTAAAAACATTTTGTAGATCATCACGAATCTTCATTCTCCTAAAAAGATTCTTTGCAGTCACATAACTTGAATTTGATATTCTAGTTGGAAATGGTGACTGATATTCAATATTTGGTAGTTCTCTAAAATATCCCATTAGAATCCAACTCCTTCTAATCCTTGATCTGCCTCATAATCTTCTGCATAAACAGGATTCAACTCTTGGAATGTTAATGTCAACTTCATGTGCACTGGTGTTGTATCATCATATGTGGCATATGTTCCTGCACCAGTGTAATTAACACCCATATTGGTGAGTGCCATTGGTTTAAATTTATGTAAAAAATTATGATTTTTGTTTCCAGTTTTGTATGTTAGTTGAAATATGTTTGGTGACTTGATGAATAATCCTGATGTATTTTCGTCTCCTGATGATGAATTTCTTGCATTCATATTTACCTTAAATGTTCGAATTATATTTTTAATTGTTTGTCCCTCTCTGTCATCTCTGGGTGCAAGGTCAAAATCAAAACTAAATCCTCTAAGTTTAACTCCTTTAAATAAAAGTTCCATGTTTGGATTTAAGATTTGACCTTGAGTTCTTGCCAATATCCCATCAAGACTTGTATTTCCACCTAAAATATTAACTGCTTTTGATGCGAAGAAACTTTGTGCCAATCCTTGAGCACTTTTATCACCTGCAAAATCACCTAATGCTCCTCCAGTTCCCGTTATAAGTTCTCCTACTGCAGAAACAGGATTCCCTGACTTGATTGCTTTTGTTGCAATATCCATACCTCTGGCAGCTAATCCATTAATACTATCCTCACCCCAAGTAACATCATTACTATCTTGAATGTTCTCAGGCATTGGTAAAAATATATAACCCAATGGATTTTCTATATTTTTTTGAACAGCTTCTGTTGATGTGCTTAATTTAAATTTTTGATTCTGATCTCTTTCTAAACCAGGTGGTTTATATTCTACAACTTTAATTTCTAAAAAATCACTATCTCTTTCTAATTGTGAATTTGGGTATCTATAGTTAAAAACTGGAGCTCTTTTTTTTGAATTTTTATTTACTACAATTTGTTTATTATCGTCTTTATTGTTATCATTTGTAATGATACCTCTTTCACCTTTTTGGATTCTACGTATATTCCCTTGCGTAAATTTACCCTCTCCTGGTTTATCAAATAATTGTCCTGCGAATCCCATTATCGACCCTATTTTTTAACTATTTAGCAAGATTTTTGCAAAAGGTAATTCTCTTACATCAGCCAACTCATCTGACCTCACTTCATAGAGTTGTCCAGCAACTTCATTCCATGTATATTGTCGGTATCCATTCCAGTGAAAATTAATACCACGAAAACCCCATCTGAATACATCTGTGACTGCAACTAAAGGATTTTGGTCATATTGAATACCTGATGTTTTTGGATTATATACAAAAATATAGTACTTACCAACATCTGGAACAGGAGTCACTGTATCACCTAATACTTGCATCAATTCAATCATTAAATCATCAGGATCCTCTGTTCCGATTAATCTATAGACTACAGATCTAACTCGATTATCTTTATCATCAGTTGGATAACTGTTTGTCATTTCTTAATTCCTAGTTCTTTTTCTGTTAATACTTGAAATTTCCATGATCTATCTTTACAAAATTCAGTTCCTGCCTCCCATTTTGCCATATTTTTTGCATATTCACGAACCTCATAGATATATCCTTTTGTTTTTCTTTTTGGTTTTGTAGGTGGTGTGGTTTGTTTTAAAGGTTTAACTTCAATCAATTTTTCAACAATTTTTCCACTGTTTTCTCTGACTTTAACATAAAAATCTGGAAAATATCTGTGTAGTCTACCATCTATTGGAGATCGATATGGAATTGCGATTTCTTCACTTGCCCACTTCAATATGTTTTCATTTTTATCACACCAGACCATGAATTTTCTTTCCCAAAGTGATCTATAAATTATATTTGTCGGATCACCTTTGTACTTCTTAGGAAAGGATGGATAGTATTTTCCCTTATAAGACATCTAAATAGTTTATTATATAGAGATATAGAGTATTTAGATGGTTCGTCCTAAGAAAATAGGTGAGTTTAGAAACAAACTTGCAAAAACAGCACAAACTTCGCACTATCAAGTATTTTTTGATGGTTTGTCAAGAAATTTATTTAATTATCTTGCAAGAAAAGGTGTTGATCGAAGATTTATAATAGAAAATGCTGGATTACTTTGTAACTCTGCATCACTGCCAGGCAGTACTTTGGGAACAAGTGATATATTTGGTAATTTTACTGGAGTTCAGGAAAAATTTGCACATACAAGAATTTTTACAGAGTTGGTGTTGTCTTTTTATGTTGATTCAGATTATAAAATGATTAAATTTTTAGAACACTGGATTGAATATATCTCAAGTGGTTCAGAAATAAGTAAAAATTCATTCTTCTCAAAATCATCCCCTGCATACTTTTATCGTATGAGGTATCCAAGAGGTGCTAGTGGATATAAATGTGATAGAGTTAAAATTGTAAAATTTGAACGTGATTATGATCAGGAACTTGAATATACATTTATAGGAATGTTTCCAATTAGTTTATCTTCAACACCTGTACAGTATGGAAGTTCAGATACTTTACAGGTAAGTTGCACATTTAACTATGAGAGATATATTTCAGGAAAAGACAATAGTTTGAATGTACAAAGAGGTGATAACGAGAATTTTAGACTCTTCTAAAACCACTATAAATAAAAATAATGAAGTGCTGTAAACATTATGCCATTACCAAAAATTGTAACCCCAACTTATGAGATGGTATTACCATCGAGTGATCGAAAAATTAAGTATCGACCATTTTTAGTAAAAGAAGAAAAACTTCTGATTATTGCAATGGAATCAGAAGATCAAAAGCAAATCACCAATGCAATTAAAACTGTGATTGGAAATTGCATTCTAACTAGGGGAACTAAAGTTGAAAAATTATCAACATTTGATATAGAATATCTGTTCTTAAATATTCGTGGAAAATCCGTTGGAGAGAATGTTGATGTTATAATCACCTGTCCTGACGATGACAAGACTCAGGTTCCAGTTACCATTGCTCTTGATGAAATTAAAGTTCATAAAAATCCAAAACATACAAAAGATATTAAGTTAGATGAAAATCTAACATTAAGAATGAAATATCCATCCTTATCTGAATTTATTTCAAATAATTTCAATGTTGATGAAGGTATTAACGTTTCTCAATCATTTGACATGATTGTTTCATGTATCGATCAAGTATTTAATGAAGAAGAATCTTGGAATGCATCTGATTGTACAAAGAAAGAACTTAATGATTTTATTGAACAGTTAAGTTCAAAACAATTTAAAGAAATTGAAACTTTCTTTGAAACAATGCCTAAATTATCTCATAAACTTAAGATTAAAAATCCAGAAACAAAGGTTGAATCCGAAGTAGTATTGGAGGGTCTGTCAAGTTTTTTCGAGTAGGTATGGCGCATATTGATTTAGCGTCATACTTCAAGATAAATTTTGCCTTGATGCAACATCATAAATACTCATTAACTGAAATTGAAAATATGATTCCTTGGGAAAAGGATGTATATGTTGCTCTTCTAGAACAATATATTGAAGAGGAAAATTTAAAACAGCAACAACAAAGTGGAATCTAACATCTCTCTAAAACCAACACTAAGTCCAGCAATCACTGGAGTGGATCCTAGTACTGGAAAATATTTCAAAACTAATGCAGAGAGAATCGCTTACTTCAAGAGAACTCGTGTAAGTAGTGATAGAGTTTTTGGTAATAGAAAAAATGATGCCACTAGAATTCAACCACAATCTTCAATGATCCCTGAGAGTGGAGGAGCACTAGTAAAAACTGGTGGTGATTCTAATTTATCTTCTACTGTTGAAAATATACAAAAAGCATTATCTGCTCTTCAAGACACCGTAAAGAAAATATCAGACTCCTTACTTGAAGAGAAAAAGAAGAAACAAGAACAAGAGGATAAACAAAAAAGAAGTGCTAAAATAGCAGACGAAAAAGATAAAGCAAGTGAAGAGGAAAATTTATTAGAAAAAACTCCAGATTCTTTAAAAAATAAGTTATTATCTCCAATGAAATCTGCTGGTAAAGCAATGGGGGGCATCTTACAGAAATTAAAAGATGCTTTTATGCTCATCTTTGCTGGATTTCTATTTGATAAAGGTTTGAAAGCAATAAAAGCATTTATGGATGGAGATTATAAGGCATTTGCTGGTTTTGCGATATCAATCGTTTCAACACTTGGCATAGCTGGAGGTATCATGTTAGCATTGAGTGGTGGACTTGGTGCCATACCTGCATTAATTACTCCGATTGCCAGTATGCTTGCAACTGTTGGAACTGCGATCATAGGATTTTTATTATCACCACCAGGATTAATTACATTAGCTGTAATAGCTGGTATTGGTGCTGCTGTTATGGGTGGTAATGCGATAAGAACAGCAATGGCAGGAGGTAAAGAATTTAGAGATGCACATAAAAAAAATAATGAAAGATTGAAAAATTTAAAAAATATGGGTGTTACCTCTGGTGGAAAAATTGAAATAGATGGTAAAAATGTTGACGTGATGGAACATGGAACTGAAGAACAAAAAGCAGCGTACATAGAATTTAAAAAAGAAAGAGATAGATTAGATGGTATTCGAGATGCGATGAATAAAGAAATAAATGAAACACATGATAAGTGGTGGAAACAAGTTAGAGAAACATCTCCAAAGAGTGGTGTTGAAAGAAAACAACATTGGGCAGATGCAAGGGTAAAATGGGAAGAAACAAAAGAAAATATTAGAGCAAAGTATGAGGCAAAAATAAGTGGTGGTGGGGGTAGTTCATCACCAGAACCTGTATCTCAAGTTAGTGATTCAAGCGTACAATCACCATCAAAATCTGAAACTAAAATAACTAAAGTTACTTCTCAAACAAATTTAGACCCAGTTGCAGATTCTAAACCAGAAA